AAGTCGGCAAATGTTCTACGAAAAAGAATTGCTGAATATCCAGGAATGTCTACATACTGAAGTGCTGCCATCAACAATGCTGAAGACTTTCCTCCACCCGCTGCTCCACCAAAGAGCGCTTCTAGCCCATAGTATCTAAGGAATGCTCTTTGGTTTAAGGAACCTTCTTCTGGGCAATACAGTGGTTCCTTCGGTTCAAGGTACTCAAGAATTTCAACCCAGTCAGGCATGTAATCTCCAAATAAAAATTGTTGTTCTAGATTAGAACACATTAATCGGGTAATGTAGGACGGTGCGCATGAAAAGAATATTTGCTAAAATTAAACTTGCTTTAATAAACCGTGGTTATATCGCTAATTTTTTAATGATTTCATTTATACTGTTAACGGCAATCGGTGCTGGTTTAATATTCCCTCCAGCTGGATTGATAGTTGCAGGTTTGGCATGTGGAATAGTCGGATTCTTGTTAGGTCTTGAATAAATATGGCATGGAACACAGGCTCAAATAAAGCCCTCAATAATATCAACTCCAAGGGGATTGGACCCGGCGCGCCCATAGCCAATGACTCATCTTTCGTTGGTAAGCCATACAAGGATTCTTGGGACATTGAGCGAGCCTACAGAGAAGGAATGCAGCGAGTCACATGGGTGGCTAGGTGTATTGACGTAATCGCTGGGAACCAAGCAAGACTCCCAATTATTCTCCGTAAAGACAATTCACCGGACGGTGAAGTCATTGTTGGTAGAAAAGCAGAAGACTCAACACTTCTTCAAGTATTAAACACTAAATCCAACATCGGTGAAAACTCGTTTATCTTTCGCTACAGGCTTTCATCACAGTTACTTCTTGGAACCCGTGGAGCATTCATTGAAAAGGTGAGAGGCAGGAACGGCGACATTATTGGTCTAAACCTTCTCCCGCCTCAAGCAACTTCTCCAATCCCAGACCCAAAGAAATTTGTTTCTGGGTACGAGGTGATGATGCCAAACGGTGAGCCAGTAATCCTCAAACCAGAGGATGTTGTCTGGGTTAGAAGACCACACCCACTTGACCCTTACCTGTCATTAACGCCAATGGAATCAGCCGGTATTGCAATTGAAATTGAAAACTTTGCAAAACTATATAACAGAAACTTTTTGATGAATGATGGTCGACCAGGAAGCCTTCTTGTAGTTAAGGGCGAAATTGATGATGACGACAAGGAAGAACTAAAGAACAGGTTTAGAGGCAATCTCGCTACCACCGGAAGAACTACGGTCCTGTCTGCCGACGATGGCGTTGACTTTGTTGATGTTTCCGCAAGCCCACGTGATGCCGCCTATATTCAAATGCGACAAATTACGAAAGAAGAAATTCTTGCAGCATTCGGCGTCCCAGAGACGGTAATCGGCAATGCGGCTGGAAGAACCTTCAGTAATGCAAGCGAAGAAATTCGTGTGTTCTGGACCGAGACAATGCTTCCCCACCTAGAACCGATTGCTCGTGCCCTTGACGAACTTGATGATGTTCATTACATTGACTTTGACACAAGCCTTGTTCCAGTTCTTATGCTCTACAAGCAAGAGCGCGAAAGATATTTGAAAGACGAACTCTCGCAGGGTCTCATCAGCGTTAACGAATACCGAATGATGAGCGGTCGCAAAGAGGTTGATGCAGACTTGGCTGACTCATTGTTGATGAATCCAAACCTCACACCAATCGCCAACACAAAGAAGAAGATGGAAGAGCCACCAATGATGGCTGGTGCCGCACCTGGTGCTCCAGGAATGCCACCAGGGCCAGAGGGTGCAATGCCTCCAGGTATGCCACCGGTTGAGGGCGCTCCACCATCAGGTCTTGACCCGAACACTATGGCTGGTGCTTTGGCTGCTGCAACTAGTGGCGCTGGTGCACCCCCAGGGGAAATGTCCCCACCACTTGGCGCTCCCGAGACAGCAACTGCCCCACTCCCAGAGGGAATGGCTTCTGCTAGTTCGGTGATGAGTTACAAATCAGAAGAGCCTGCAAGGACGATGGATAGATGGGTTGAAATCCTAGACCGCTCACTTGAGCGTGTTCTGGAAAGACAGCAACGAGTCGTGATGGAAAAGGCAAATGGAGTCAAATCACGCAAGGCACTATTTGCTGGAACTCTTGAAGCCGAATCAATCCTCAGTCCAGATGTATGGAACAGACAACTAGAGGAAGACATCAAGCCAGTGCTATCAGCAATCGTTAAAGATGCCATTGAAGTAAAGCAACCTAATGCAACATGGAACGAACTTGAAATCAATGTCAAGGTCTACCGACATATTGAAAACATCAAGCAACTTAACTCCGACATGTTTGGTCAAGTAAAGAATGCAATCATCAATGCAGTCAACACTCCAGGCGAAGAAGCCCGACATGAGTCGCTGAAGAGGGACATTATTGAGATGTACGCCAACCTTCATGGAAAAGTTCGTCATGAAGTTGCTTTTGAAGAGACGAACGATGCTTGGAATTCAATTTACTAGTTTCACTATATATAAATAGTGAAACATAAACTTTTTGGCGATTAGTTGCAGTCCCCAATCAAATAAGTGTCTTATGATTTAAACACTCTATTTGATTGGTGGAAAATGAACGAACAATTTGAATTCAAATCAGCAGCTAGCGGAGCAATCGCTCTTGACGAACTGCAAGGAATTGTCGAATGTTTCGTTGCAGGAATTGGCAACAAGGACTCAGTTGGTGACATCGTTGTAACTGGTGCGTTTGCCAAGAGCCTCACCCGTCGTAAGCCAAGAGTTGTATGGGCTCACAGTTGGAATGACCCAATTGGAAAAGTCCTTGAGATGTACGAAGTTCCACCAGGCGACCCACGTCTCCCAGCAAAAATGAAAAATGCTGGAATTGGCGGTTTGTATGCAAAGGTTCAATTTAACCTTCAGTCAGAAAAAGGCAAAGAAGCATTTGCGAGCGTTGCATTCTTTGGAGAAGAGCAGGAATGGTCTATTGGTTACAAAACAATCAATGGTGCATTTGATACAGCACAACAAGCAAATGTTCTCAGAGAAGTAGAGCTCTACGAAGTGTCACCAGTGCTTCATGGTGCTAATCAATTGACTGGAACAATCTCCGTTAAGAGCGATTCAAAGAATCACATGATGCCAATTATCCCAGGCATGTCAATGATGGGTGAACAACTACAACAGCCAAGAATGATTGTCATTGCAGCACCACAGGAGCAGGAACAAGAACAAGACGAGCCTTTTGATATTTTTGCAGAAGGTCTTGCACAACCATTAGATGCTGAGAAGACACAGAAAATCCAATCAGAGCTCAGTGAAAGAACTGGCTCAAAGGTTGACATTGTTGAAGCAACAGATAGTTTCATTGTTTTCCGCAGAACAACAACTGACGGAAAAGTTTCTATGTACAGAGTTGGTTACCACACCCCAGACGCTTACAACACATTCATGTTTGGCAAGCCAGAAGCTTATTCTGGAAATCAAAACAAGCCACCAGTTCAACAACAGATTGAAGTTAAGCCAGCAGATGAATCAATGGTTCCAATGCAACCACAACAGATTCCGTACCGAGATGACGACCAAGACGAAATGAACACAATGCTTGGTGGTCAAGTGGGTATTGGTAAGTCTGCATATGCACACCTTATTGAAATCCCTCAGGGTCACATTGTGCAAGCCAAGAGCATGCTTCAGCCGGTATTCAAGTATCACAATCTTTCAACAACTGATTCAGACAATGGAATTATTGTAAACGGAAGCATCTCTGCACAAGCAATTGATGCGCTCCAGACCGCAGTTAAGGCGATTGGTCAAACAATCGGTCAGTCGGTTGGGAACCTAAGAACCCTCTCACAGTCGTTCAACCCATTTGCAATTGACGGCGACAACGACGGATTTGCGCAAGACGGTACTGCATTCCAGAGACCGTACATTCCTATTAAGAAGCCAGACATGAATCTTCCAGATATTGGTGGAAAGAATCGTGACTCAAATGAGCTACTTGACAAGCCGACAATCAGAACCGGCAAGAAGCCGACGAAGGACCCGAGTCTTCTCTCTGGTACGGAGCGTCAAGAAGCATTGGCTGCAGGAGAACTGCAACCACGCACGATGGACGACATTTCGTTCCTTGCTAATCGTCGACCAGAAAACGAAGGACTCGCAAAGTACTGGGACATGTCAGAAGATGGTCTCCGTGCAGAAGGTCAGAAACTTGTTGCTGCTCGTCGTGGACAAACCGGTTCAGACAGAGAAAAGACAGATGCAGAACTCTTCAAACTTTCGCATGAGTTCTCACGTCGTGATGCCTACAAGCAACAGTTCGGAAAAGATTTCGTTCCACCAAAGAGAACAGAATCAACCGGCAAAGAAACATTTGATGTCAGTGGAGTTCGTGACATCTTGCCAGAAGGAACTGCTGCAGAAGACACTCGTCTCGGATATGGTTTCAGTGGTCGCAATAATCCACGCTACGAGAAACCCAAATATGGAGAATTCCTTGACGAATATCAAAAAAATCGTTCAAAGCGTGGATTCGGTAGTCGTGGTGATGTAACGCCAGAACAACAGGACAGAATTGATACTTCACGTCGTCGTGGTTCAGACATTGCATCTGGAAGGGCTCAGATTCTTGCAGACAACATGAAGAATCTAAGTGATGAAGATAAAGACTTCATTCGTGAAAATGGAATTGTTTCATTTTTGCTTCAGGACGGAAATGGTCCACTAACCAGTGAGTGGGGCGGGGAAAATCTTTGGAGCGACAGAATTGGTGACCTTCTTCCTGAGGGCGACTGGTCAACTGATTCAAAACTTCAAGCAGATGCTGAAGATATTTTTGCATCATACGAAGAAGGCTTCTACGGTCAACTTGATAAAGAGTTTGCTGACCTAGTAAATCCAGCAGACCTTGACACTCCAAAGGCAAAGCGTGACCGTCAGCGAGCTGCTGGTCAAGGCGAAATGTTCGCAGAAGATGACTTTGACAAGCTCTCAGCAGATGAGCAAGACCTAGTCCTTGAACAAGGTCGTGATAGTGCTCGTGGTCTTGCATCGCGTGGTGAGGGTAATGGACCTTGGGGTTCAAATATGGGCATTGACCCAGATGACGACGAACTTGATGACTCGTTTATTGAAGAATACATAATTGACCATGTCGGTGATGGTGAAGTTGAATTTGACAAGTTGGAAAGTTTTAATAATCGAAGCAAAGAACCACTGAGTGATTCTGAACTCAAAGATTTATTTGACAGATACCAGTCTGATGACGATGCCATTAGGGCAATAGCAAGTGATGAAATAGCTTCACGTTTCTTCAGTGACCTCGTAGACGACCAATACGACTACATGGTTGATGCTCAAAATTCCAAGTACGAACCCGACTACGAAGACTACGAAAGAAGCCGTGGCGGATTTGACTCACGCGGGGCCTCACTAACCGACAAGCCAACACCGAAGGAAGAATTACGTTCTTTTGAAAACTACCTTGACTCTGAGTATGGCGTTGACTACATGGATTACACGCAAATGTCTGACGAAGAAGTCAAGCAAGAGGTGATGAGAAATTACCGAATGAGTCGCAGTGAAGCAAATGCATTTGTCAAACGGTTGCGCAAAGACGAGAATACATACGACGAATTGTACATGGCAGCAGATGATGCAGGAGATGACGAAGTAGATGGCTTTGCCTCTTTGAGTAGAATCAAGCCAGGTAGAGTCAGAGGCGTCGTAGATGATGGAGCCATCGAAGAAATTAATTTAAGCGATGAAATTGTTAATGACCTTATTTACGACGATAAAAGCAAAGAGTTATTTGTTTCCACCGGTGGAGGATGGAAGGCGGGGGAGCCAGATGCAAGTGGGGCAATTCAATACACACGCACAGAAATTCGGACTTACGTTCTCCAAGATGTCAGCAAGGAAGAACTCAATGAACTGGGTGCCTCTAGGAATCTAAGTGAGTCCGTCAATGCCCTCGAAAAAATCAAGACCAGCAGAGGTTTTACGAATGATGACAAGTTTAACTTCTTTGGACGCGAAGATAAATTTGAGGGTGTTGAAACACGGCTTCAACTTGAGAAACTGCTTCTTAACGAACAAAGAAAAGCAAAGCAAGCAGAGAAGGTCAAAAAACAGGCAAGATTAGACCTGTCTGATGAAGAATTTATTGCCGACCTATTACCCGCAAAGAGGACGAGTGTCCTTGACCCTAGACTCAACGAAGAGGACTCTAGACGCAACGAAAAGATGGAATCCGACTACCGCTCATTGATGGAAATGTCACTTCCTGAACTTGAGAAGGAACTTGAAAAAGCACGCAACGAATACGGCGAGGCAAGATTCGTTCTTCTCCAACGTGACGCTGGCGTTATTGGGCGCGACTACGAAGCAGAGGGTGTCTCTAATCGTGAGACTCGCGCTAATGCAATTGAACGCATATTCGTACGTAAGGCGCAGAGCAGAGATGGCAAGCCAACAGATGGCTTTGCTTCACGTATGCCAAATGATGGCGAACGAATTCTACAGAGAGGGAACAGAGACTTCCTTTCTGACGAGTTCTCACCGAGTGAGTACAGAATGGCAATGAGTGGACTGGACAAGGTGAGAAAAGGTGATGGGAAGGTAAGCCCACAAGAGGAAGCCGCCATCAGAAAACTCGCCAACCTCTATAAGATGAGACCAACCATAAAGCCAAACGAACGCTTTGCAATCAACGAAGTCCTAAACAACGTTAATAGCTATGCAAATCTTCGGGGTAGTGGATTCGCCTCACGAGGCGACAGACTTGATGTTCCTGGAAAGAATAACGACCTCGGCAAATGGTTGCCAGAAGATGTCCAAGAATTTCTTGATTCCAATGATGATTTGCTCGGAGAACTTGACGCACAGTACTATCTAGACAACCCTGGTAGCCCACGCCCAGGCGCACGCGACCATTCCTCTGAGGCGATGATTGAAGACCTCATGGCGAATCCAGAGAAATACGGATTTGCAAAAGACTTCAGAAAAGAAGCAATTGAAGCGCTCAAGGGGAGCGGTGCAGATAGGGATGAAGCAGAAAGAGTTGCCGACTACTGGATTGAAAATGATGCAATCCATGACGAGTATCTAAAAGAAGCAGACGGCGATTCCCTGTATGCAATGGCTCTTGCCTACGACAACTACCTTGATGCAGCGGCGGATAATTACAACGAGCGTCAGCGCGGATTTGGTTCACGTGGTGATACCACGCCAGAAATGCGTCCATACGATGAATTCACTAGTAAGGAAAAAGAAAAGTTATTTGAACAAGTTCAAGACGACCTATATGACCAAGGACGATGGGACATAGTAAAAAATGTATTGGAAGAAGGTGGTTTTGATTATGACGAATTCTTGCAGGACAACCCAGAAATCCATCCAGACTTTGTTGACTTTGGCGATGCTGGCGACATGGGCCTTGCATCACGCGGAAGTAAACCACCATCAGCAGCAAAATTACAAGAACTCATCTCAGACAGACTTGGCGCACGAGAGGATGATTCAAGAATTCCAAAACCTTTACGTGAATACTCAAAAGCTCTAGTAGAAAACTGGAATGGTTTGACACCATCTGAAAAAAATGAGGCTTTTGCTGATTCACAAATTAGCGAAAGAACCAATTTAAGCGACGAAGATTTTCTTGAGGTTCTTGAATCTGCATGGCAATCACATGCATACAAGAACGAAAAGTTCAGCGCACTTGATGATGAACTTCGATACATCATGGAGGATAATGACACCTCTGGATTCGCCTCACGTGGTGGCCGTAAATCAACTGATGAATACAAGGAAGAAGTTTCTGACTTGTTGGATATTCCATCACTAGACAACGGCAACTCTTCAAACATGGACATTCGTCATGCTGACTTGCTTAAACAGCGCAAAGAACTAATCGAAACACGCAGTCGAATCGCTAGAGAAATTGCAGAAGCCAATGGTGTAAAGATTGACTCTAGTACAACAATTTACGATGTAACAGATGATGACGACGACATTGACCTCCTTGAGAGCCTAGATGAAGCAATTTCTGAAGCAACAGAAAATATTGAAAGAAATAGCGAGTATCGCACCGCACAATTAGCAAAGGTTGATGAAGCAAGTGACATTTGGGCAAAAATTCAAGACTTGGAATCAAACTCAATCAACCTTTATGGCGACGACGGAGAGGGTGGTCTTGAGTCAGACTTGAACGAACTCGCCAAAAGGTTTGAGGAAATTGATGCTCTTGAACATTACGACGGTTCCTCATTGTGGGAGTCAGAGAATGAGAAAGAAAAGATTCGTGACACAATTAATCTTGTTGACGAACTCATTCGTGCCGGTGAAAAGAAAGATGAACAAGGCGACGATTTGGCGGAGGTTCTTGAAGAAGCCAATGATGTAATGAGTTTTATTATTTCAAGAGAAGAATCTATTGCCAAAGGTAACTACAAAGACCTTGAGTATGATACTGATGAGATTCCAAGCGTAGATGGTTACGATGCTGATTACCCCGAAGACAGACTCTTCTCAAGCAGTGGTAAATCAACGAGTGGATTCGCATCACGCGGCAGTTCACGCTTTGACACTGTTGAGACTCCAAACTCAAGCGCAATTGAAGCAGTTCACTATGACAGAAAAACTCGTGAACTCCATGTTGCGTTTAAGCCAGGTCAAACTGGTGGGGAAGCAAGGTACTACACATACTCAGATGTTTCACCTGATTACTTTGACAACGAAGTAGCAGGTTCTAGTTCAATTGGTCGAGTAATCAATGATGTCAAGAGAAATCATGATGTTGAGATTACAAAGTCAAGCACGATTGATGCAATCAATGGTCGTGGAGATTCCGAATCAGACGACATGCTTGAACAAGTTTTGCAACTCCGTGACGAAATAGGAAGTTTGTCTGAATCAGATTTGACTGACTTGGCAGATGAAGCTAGACGTAGTCTTGCGCGTGATGGTTTTGATGGGTACGAACTTAGCGACGAATACGGCGAACCAAATTCTCTAGTCCAAGAAAGAATGATTCAAATTTTTGAGTCTCGCTCACCTAAGCCTGCATCCGCAGGGAAGAAGCCATCAAAAATTCAGGACATTGATGTTCGCAGAAGTGCCGCTCTTTACGGGTCGTACTATGACCCGAATACCCAAGAACTGGTTGTTACCTTCAAGGACAAGGATGGCAATGCTGGTGGAAGTTACATCTATGAAGGCGTAACTTCTGACGAAGCTCAAGAACTTGCTAGTTCAAGTTCAAAGGGTAAAGTCATCAACAAAATTAAAGCATCCAAGTCGGTACGAAGGGCAAGTGGCTCAGACAGAACCGATAGAGATGCAGATGCAAGTGCAGAACTTGGTGAAGGTTCATATGAGGCACAGATTGACTCGCATTGGAACGAAATTGGGCCAGACGAGCAGAGTCGCTACTTTACACGAGCAGTAGATTCAGCAATCAACGCAGGAAGCGGAACATCAGCTGACGAAATCACTGCTGATGCAAAAGCACGAGCATACGATGACCGTCAAATCGCAATGATGGAAATGCAAGCAGAGTCGCTTGGAATGGGTTACAGAAACGTTGACGTTGGCTCTAGCGCCGCACTTAACAGAGTTCAGTACGACCCAGATAAGCGTGAACTCCGCGTCGAATACCGTGGACGAGATGGAAAAGGAACCGGCGAGTTCTACATCTATGAAAATGTCCCACAATCAGTAGTTGACGACCTTGAAGCATCAGATAGCCGTGGTGCAACATTGCGCCGAGTGCGAGATGACTTTGACTTTAGAAGAGAAGAAGCAATTCCTCAGTCAGCTTTCTACTCAATGGGAGAACCAGCTGAGCGGTCAAATCCAAAAATCACAAACCGCACAAACGAGAACGGTTTCTACCTTGACGAAAATGGCAAGGCCACAAACTATAACAAGCGTGCATACACGACTGGTGATATTCAGAAGGTGAATGCACGACGCAATGGTCGTGATGGATTCGCCTCTCGTGCATCAATCAACGAGAGCAGTACTGGTCAAAGGATTGTTCCTTCAAGAATGCATTCTGATGACAGAGAATCCCTTGCCGAAATCACTGACCCAGAAGAGCGAAAGCAAAGGATTGACGAATTGATTGAGTTCTACGGACCCAAGATATTTGCCAAGCCAGCTGCTCCAAGAAGCAAGCGTGTTCGTGTACCGATGATGCCAGATGTTGAAGGAATGGATGAAGCAGATGCATCTGATGCATTAGATAGAACCAATGATGAGTTGCTTGATTTCATCAATGAAAGAGAAAAAGTGGCAAGAGAAATCCTTGGTGAAAGAGAGTACCTAAGGCAATTTAGCGGTGCAGTTCCATACATTGAAGAACTTTCTAAAAATCATGACGGTGGAATTGAAGAGCGAAGTGCGGCTTTGGAGCAAGCAATTGACCGAGCAGCATCATTCGCTTACGATGTAAATGACATCACACCAGACGGATTCGCTTCACGTGGTAAAAAATTGACAGCCGACGATATTGATGATGCAACAGTTAATACCCTCAATGATTGGGTTACCAAAAAAGAAATATACGATGCGACCTATGGTGAACCAAGCGAAGACTTACTTGATTCTTATGCACAAGGATTTGTTGATGGTGGAAACTATGCAACCGACGAAGACATAGACCGCTTTTACGAAGACACTGAATTCACCTACGAAGATTACGCTGATTTCATTAATGGACTACCAGACGACGAGCGAAAAAAACTAGATGAAGATATTCGTATCGAAAGGCAACGCGAACTAGACAACGAGGCATATTGGGAACGTAAACGCGGGCGCACTGCTGGCGAAGGATTCGCGTCACGCGGCGGAACATCAAAGTTGGATAGGGATTACCAATCTGCCATGTCTGTTGACACACCGCTTGATGATAATGCTTCAATCTTCAATGCTCTTGACAGAGCTCTCCCACCAGCTGGGGGTGGAACTTGGGATGATTCGGCAGAATATAAGCCATCAATCAATACCGTACCGTGGTCCAAGATGACAACAGGTCAAAAAAGAAGAGTTGCCGAAGACATGATTGATAACAATCGCGCATACTTTAACCAAATGGACCGTGATGGTGCAACAGTGGGAGAAATTGACAAAGAAATAGGAAGAATTTACGACGGAGAGGCAAAGGCAAATTTGATTGCCCTTGAACGAAACCTCAAACAAGCCAAGGATGACTATTACGAGTCGGCACGAAAGATGCTTGAAAGAAGTAATCCAGGTTTGAGTGAAGACAAAATTGAAGAAATGCTCGCTGATTTAGGTCTATCGTTAGACGATTTTGAAAAACTGTTTGCGAAGAACATGGATGCCTTTGAGATGGCCGCACTAGCAACCGACCTTGAAAATAAGCGCAGAAAAATCGTTGGCTTAGGAACAAATCCTTCCACCCCAAAGACCGGCGGCGACCGCCCAAAAGTTGACCCGCTCTCGGTTCTTGGAGGATATTCAGATGGTGATGTCTTTGGACTGACCCCTCGTGGATTTTCTTCAAGAGGAGAGAGCGGTGTAAAGAGAAAGACCAAGGAAGAAGTTTTTGCAGAAATGCAAAAACAACTCATTGCTGCACTAGAAGATTCTGAAAACCTTGGTAAGTGGAAACTTCCATGGAGAAGAACGGGAATGCCAGAAAACGGCACGACTGGAAGAAAGTATTCAGGTTCAAACTGGTTCTTCCTATCCGTAATTGCTGATGCTCGTGGGTTTGATTCAAACAAGTGGGCAACATACAACCAGTGGCAGGGTCTTGGCGGTCAGGTTCGCAAGGGCGAAAAGGGAACGACAATCTTTGTTCCGATGTTTATTAAAGGCAAAGAAAAAGCCGATGGTACATCCACTGACGGAAGAATCATGTTCAAGGTTGCAACGGTATTCAACCTTAAGCAAATTGATGGAATGCCTGATGATTTTGATAAGAAAGAAATTCTCCCAGAAGCAGAAAGAGTTGCCGACTTGGAGAAAACTATTTCCGAGATTCCTGCTGTTATTAAAAATGGTGGAGATAAGGCATTCTTCCAACCAAGTGGCGACTTTATTCAAGTTCCAGACTTTGAGAACTTTAATGATGCGAGAAGCTACTACTCAACAGTTGCACATGAATTGATGCACTGGACTGGTGGAAATGGTCGTCTCGGAAGAGAACAAATGGGCACCTTCGGAACACCTGAATATGCATACGAAGAACTCGTAGCGGAAATTGCATCTGCAATGTTCATGGCTTCGCACAACATCGAACCAAACATTCAAGAGAATCATGGACCGTACCTCGCATCTTGGTTGAAGAAGTTGAAGGACGACCCAGAGGCATTGGAAAAAGCAATGACCGATGCCCAAAAGGCAGTCAACTATGTCTTGGATATTTCACCTAATGCAAAGAGTAAGTTCTCTAACGGTGAAAAGGCTGAGTTTGAAACACCAGAAATCGCTGTTGTTGGAAACCCAGCAGTTTCCGTTCAAGGTCTTGCATCTCGTGGCGACTGGCCGACATCTGGTGGATATGAGCCAAGTGAATTTGATATGAGAACAGCACTCTCCCAAATCGGTCGTGGAAATCTCATGGCAATCTCTGGAACACGAGCAAAGAAGCGCAATAACGAGATGGTTCTTCCTGTAAATAGAAATCAGCAAGTGATTGTTGGTTACGACGGCGGAAGCGACACATACTTCGTAAGAGCAGAGCAAATCATCACTAGTGGCAAGGACAAGGGAAAGACAAGAGTCCTTGGTCAGTGGGACAATGTTTATGCTGACGAACTCGGCGAAACCTCATACCAAGCATCATTAAAGCCTTCAATGCTGAGTGACGACAACAAGGTTGTATGGGCTCAAGCATTTGACCACCCACAAACTGGTTCATTACTTGACGAAAACGGTCGGGTCTATGAAAACGGTCTTGCTTCTGGTGGGGACTCAATGGACCCAGACGAACTTGATGCAATGGACTGGGCTTATGATGCCGCCCAAGATTACATGATGGAACAAGAAGACATGATGCCAGAAGGACCATCTCCAGAAGATGGTTTTGCGAGCAGAATGAATCTCAGCCGAGAAGAGAAGAATGAAATTATCGCTATTGCCAGAAGAATGGGTAATAGGTTCACGACAAGTGTCGTTGGACAGTATGACAGAAATGGTGAACTGTCAGACAAGCAGTGGGATGCACTCAATAGGATGACATTGCGCAAGCAAGGTGACCAATACGTCAGAAATACGCGCGGTCTTGCCTCCCGTGGCGACAAAAAGCGTCCACGTGTGCCAAAAACCAATTGGACCCCAGAAGATAGACAGAGTTATGTTGACGGAGATAGATTGCGCTCCAAAAAGCGACCAGGCAAACGCCGTAACGGACCAGATGCATCAGAGTATGGGTTTGGTTCACGAGGCGAACCAATTGACATCCTCCCAAGCGACATCGTCGTTGGTGAAGAGAGTTCTGGTGGTCGCTCGTGGGGATTTGAGCCAATCGTCAATCGTGCTGCCAGAAGGTTTGGCGGAAAACAGAACATGACAGACGAGCAACTTGCCGCAGAACTAGGCGTGCCAGTTGATGTGGCGCGAAAGATGCGCAAGCCAGGTGCACGAACACGAGATGTCTACCTTCTTGACAGGCTTCGTATCCAAGTTGATGGTGACAGAAATCTATGGGGCGTAGGAAAAGACCCACTCTCGTATTATGACGAATCTGGCAAACCAATAGACATTGAAGCAAACATCCCAGATACTGGTGATATGGCTCCAGATGTCCCCGGTACCCGCGCCCCAAGGTCAACAGAGTCAAGAAATTACCTAGACGCTAGTGCAGTTCTTGAAGAGGTTGGAATTGACAGGGATGCTTCACGGTATTCGATTATCAAGGAAAACATTGACATATTCGGTGAAACGACTTGGAAGAGAATTCTGAGCCGTGGTATCACCGCAGGAGAGGTTGATGCCCTATTGAAGGCAAAGAAGTCCAAGAAGAAGGCTTCTGACCTATACGGCGATGCAACTGAAATTGCTACTTCTGTTAGAAGAACCGACAGCATGCCACTGGCGGATGTCTTTAGTAATCAGGCTTTTGACTCACTTAGAGGCAAAAGAGGGTTCCCACAACAAGTGGTTGAGGCAATTGCCGAAGTCACGGGTCGTCGCCCATCAATCTCTACTGCAAAGAACTTCATAAACAACCCACGGTCATCTGGCAAGGCAACTGGGAGAAACCCACTTTCCATGAGCCCAGCACAGATACAACTGCTCTTGGAGAAGCTGGGAATTAGTTCAGAAGAATTTGATAAGTTCCGTTCAGAATAGCACTTTCATTAATCCACTATAAAACAGTGAGTTATACTAGTGTGTTATAAATTAATAATTTCTAAAGGATTGGTTTCATGGACTCAAATAGCCCGAATCAAGTGACCGGTGTCAGTGTTGATGCAGAGGGCAATGTCCTTAAGTGCGCAAAAGGACTTGGCTCAGCAGAATGCGGCTTTAGTGCTGGCTCGCCAGTATGCGGTAAATGTGGTGCACTCCCAATTGAGATGAAAGTTCTTCGTGCCGAAGAGTACGACTTGCTTCAAAAAGCTCTTGACATGAAGGCTGCCGATGAGGCGATGGCTTCAATGGATGAGCCAAAGAAAAAGAAGCCTCGCCCGCGCGCGATGGAAGACGCAATGACCGAAGATGATGAGACTGCTGAAGTTCCTTATGAAGAGGAAGAAGAAGAAGAGTCAATGCCAGAGGGTGCACGTGCAGCGGAAGAAAATGCTGAAGGCGAAATGGCTGACGAAGATGAGTCCGAGGAAGAGCCAGAAGAAGAAGAAGAAGAAGAATTGCTTGAAGACGAAGAAGTTGGAATGATGCAAAAATTCCGTCAAGCACGTCTTTCACAGATGGGAATTAAATCCATTGATGCAGGTGCGGGCGGATACAAGTGCGCAAGTGATAGCAAGGTGTATCCTGGCGGAACACCAGCATGCGCTACGTGCCCAGGTGGTTGCATGGGGACAAAGGGTCAGATGACCCTATTACATGCAGAGGGTTATGCACAGACTCTAGTCAAGGGTGAAATAGTTGATTCTGGTTACGTCGCAAATGCAGACATGTATGTAGTCGGTGTTCAGAGAAAAGATGGAAAAACATTTGATGTATTCATCAATGGAACAACCGGACAGATTCATGGTCATCGCTTGACCGACAGTTATGGAAGTATTCAAACCAAGTCAGACCAATTACTTCTTGTAACATTTGACGAAGCCGGAGATATTGCCACAAAGTCAATTGAAGGCGAAGTTATTAGCATTGAGCCGGATTCATTTGAAGGGATTGATTCGTATGCGGTTGAAATTGAAGCTCTTGACGGTAAGTCTTATGACGTTTTCGTTTCTCTTGATGGCGAAGTTCTTGGCTACGACAAGTACGAACAAGAAGAAGCCGAAGAGATTGAGGCTGAAGCGGCTGAAATCGCACTAAAGAGAGCATTCTCCGACGAGAGTCGTGAAGAACTTGCCAATAGTGGCTTGGCTCTTCCAGATGGTTCGTACCCAATCAAGAGCGAAGGCGATTTAAAGAATGCGATTCAAGCGTTCGGTAGAGCAAAAGACAAAGAGGCGACAAAGCGTCACATCATGAAGCGTGCAAAATCGCTTGGTCTTGAAAAACTAATTCCTTCAAGCTGGGTGATGAGCCAGAAAGATGATGCTGCAAATATCGAGGACGAAGAATTCAAGCGCTCACTCATTGAATTTCAACTCCTCAGCGACGAATCACAAGACATCTAATTAAGCGAGTCCAATGGACAGCAATAATCAGCGAATGAATCGGTTTATCATCTCTCAGCGTGCTATGGGGCACGACCAGAACAGGTTGGAAGAAGCCGTCGCTGATTTTATTCAAGGGCTTGAACTTTCAGTAAAGTCAATCTCCAATAGTGATGAAATCATGGTTAAGGGAATTGGCAAGACCGTCGGTCAAAAAAATCAAGACAAACAACCGAAGGAACAAGAACAAGAACTCCCCGGAATAAAGAACCAAGATGGTTGGAGATATGACCCTTCTGCCAAGGGTGGTCCGGGAATGGAACTCAACCTTTTCCCACCGATGAGTGTCAGAAAAGGTTTAAACAAAAATGCAAACTTTGGTTGGGTTGAAAAAACAACACCAACTACAGCAACAAATTTTCAAGAGGCAGTTCGTCTTGAAATGGAAAAGCCACAAGTATCACTTGATGTATACGAAGTTGATAAAGATGGAGAACCAAAAAGAAAACTGAGCAAACGTGAAGTTGAAGAACAGAATGCTGAATCAGTTAAATCAATTGGTCGTTCAATTCGTGAAACAAATCCCACTGGTGGTCTCGCACAAAGAGCCGCAAAAAAATTCAAGGTGGTGGTGGACGACTTGGGAAAATTCCGGTGCCCACCGGGCACGCCTCAAGCGAATCAATTTACAGACAAGTTTGGAAGCACATGCTTCGCTATATCCGCAGGAGAAATTAGGGCAATTGCACAAAGAGGTTTAGAGTCCCTTGGTGGTTGGTGGGAACATCAAAGAGCAACTGGATTTGGAAGAAGACATCTTCTTGATGAATCTGGAAATTTCATACTTGACGCTAGGTCCTATAGGGAAGAATTAGCAAGACCAAAAGCAAGATGGCTCAAGAATGCTCGCACACGTGGTCAAGCTCGCATGGCGGAAATGGAAGGGGCTGTTGACAACCTTATAAAAGAACTTGGCATTGACGTAACACCAGAGGAACGAGCCCAAAACCTACACCTACACATGGCATTCCGCAAACTCAAAGAAATGGGGCTATGGGATATCGAAATATCCAATGACCTTTCTAATGTCAAAGCCAAGTTCGCGGCATTAAGTGATGACGAACGCGATTTCTTAAAGAAAAAAGGAATTACAGAAAAGACTGTCTTAGCAACGGAAAGAGGTGTTCTTAATCGTGTTCTTGAAACATATCTCAGAGACCCTCATGTAGCAAAAGAAATCAACAGTATTGATTTTACCGGAATGATTTCAGATGACCCACGGGAGAACCCACTTCAAAGCGGCGTTGAAGCAATGGCATACATAACGAACCCTGATGCAAATATATCAGATGCAAAATTTGGTCTTCGATTTGATATTGGTCTTATGACATCAAATGCAGCAGCACAAATTCCTGAAGTAAAAAAGGGTCAAAGACTCGGCGTAAATGTAGAGGGAGCCAAGACAGAAGAAGAACGTGCCGCTGCAATTGCGGATTTTGTAGCAAGCCAAGACATGTTCGCTGGAGGAATGGCGGCAGCAATTGCCGTAGATGGTCGTGTTGGAAAAGGGGTCCATACCGCCGCGCACGAAATAGGACACGTCATACAGATGATGCAATGGAAGAAAGTTATGAGGGCAAAGTACTCAAACAAGCAACTTTCAGAGATGACCAGCCAAGAAATTATGAACAGCATGAAGGAGCTTGGTGATGGTATTGACATGGCCGACCTCAATGTCACGCTCAAGTCCCTTGAGGCAGTGGCAATACTTGGTGGAAAATATCCATTGAGCGAATACGAAAAAGATGGAATCACCCAGCTATGGGCGATTGAACTTTCAGCAGAACTTTATGCCCTGAGGGATATGGACATCATTCAGGGCGATGATGTTGATGCTGCACTTGAGTGGATGGATAGAACCGCCAAAGCCAAGGACTCAACTCACCGTGCGAACACGCGCAAGCGTCAAATGGCATTGGTGGAAAAGGAAATGTCAAAGCCACTAATGGATGGAGATAGACCAGACTTTCCATCAGATGAAGATACACCCAAGACTCCGAAGAAACCACCAACCAAATTCGTTGGTAAAAAAGATGCAGACGAATTCGGGAAAAAGACTAGAAGAAGTGCAATCAAAAAACTTGCAGAAGAAGAAGGTGGGGCGATAGAAAGAATAGGCGACCCCGTTGATACTCGTGTCGCATCTTTGATTAGCGCAAATCCAGCCGGAGATATTCTGGCTATACACAAGGATAATAAACGCTTGAAACGGATGGGTGTCATCCCAGACAAATTTGATATTAATGAGGGTTCAGTAAGTGAACAAGTAGAACACACATTAATTCCAACTCTTTCTGCATTAGATAAAACAAAACTCCCAGGTAATTTGGTGGTTAGGTTTCAGCCAAAATCTACTGGCGGCGAAGGAGAAATAATTTCTATCCCAGATTTGAGAAGTTTTCAATTAGAGCATGACGACCTAGGTTTACCACCAGGAACGGTCTCAATTGAACTCGGCACAGATGCAAGAGGAATTCTGGTCCCAAGCAGTCCGTTTGATTCATCCGTCGATGAGTCTGGAAAATTTGGTCGAGTTATGCTTCCACCTGGGCGCATTGTCATCACTGGAACAGATGCGGATGGGCGAGTTACCGCAAGACTTATTGACCAAGAAACAAGCAGTCAGTCTCTACAACGAATGATTGATAACTGGCCAGCAAAAGGTGATTCAAAATTTGAGGACGGAATACTAAGAAGAGAAAAAGCATCTGTACAAAAACTTGTTGACAACCACAACGAGAAAATACGAGCATCTGGTGGAGAAACTCTTCCAGATGGCAGAAGTAATCCAATTCTTGCCAGAGAAATTAGAAAAAACAATACGGACATTGTTGACAGGGTAAGAAGAAATGGTGGAAAGCCAACAAGGCCAGACCGTGAGTATGTTGACGGTCTTGCGTCCAATGCGGATTATGCATCGTCTGGATTTGACGACGCATTAGGGCCAGTCTCAACTCCGATTGAGCGGCGCATTGACAGGGACAAACTTTTTGAAAAAATGCTTGCCGATATTGGGAATGAAGAATTATGGAAGCATCCAAAAATTCGTGACTATATTGACCCTTCTTCAATAAATGAAGACACATTTTCCCAAGTTGAGCAAATGGTTTTTGACTTGCATGACACTATCGACAGAAGGCCACGAGTAAGAACAGACTCAGAACGACTTCTTCAAGATTTTGATTTAGACATGACCGACATTCCAAAAATTCAACCTTACGATGGTTCGGGGAATCCGGACATTCAAAAAGAAATTGATAGAAAGAGAAGATTTGAAGAAATTTTCTCATCTTCTGGGATGGCAAGAAAAAATGCTGTTGAATATCACTCACGGATTGGCATCCATCCCGACACCCCGGATGAAGACAGACCAGTTTCTGGATACGTAGTCCACAAGTCGCAACGCGATATGACAGTCAATGCACTTAAGAAGAAAGGCATTGTCGCCGGAGACATGCCATTTGAATATGAATCCGAAAATACCCCCTACGGGAATATTGGAGCGGACGGTGACATTGAATTAATCCTTAGACCAGAGGTGTCTGGGAGAACTGCCTATGGATTTGGTCGTGGGCCAGACCAGCAAACTCGCCCTGTATGGATGAATTCCGACGACCCTGATGACATCATGGACGCATTACTGCACCCAACAGCACAGAACTATCAAGCAAGATTTGCCAATGCATTGATTTCGACAGAAGATAACGATTTGGGTTCATTCTTGAATACAGACTCGGTCAGACCACCCAAGTCAAGTCCTGATTACGAAACAGAGATTGACAAGTTCAATGCTGATTTGTCTGGTCAACAACCACTTGGAGCTCACATCATGGGTGGTTATAAGAAAGAAGAGATTTCCGCAGTGGTTCACCCTTGGAGCAAGATTCAGAGTTCGTCAAAAGACATGGATATTTCAGATGCAATCCAGCAAGAGCCAATTTCTGAGAAGTTGTCACGACTTGGTTTCAGCCCAGAAGAAATCCAGTACTTCTACTCGCTCAATGGTAATTCACTCGGCTCAATCAATACTTCCGCAATGCAACAACTACGTGCATACAGAAAGAGCCAAGAAATTAGCGACAGATATAAAAAAATGGGTATCCCTGAGGTTCAGTTCTCCCATAAGCACGGGATGGACATGCTCTCCCCTAGGGCGTATTCATTGTCAAATCAAGATGAAGGCGATGTTGAGGATATTCTCCGCACACGTATCCAAACCGAGATTGATGATGAACTAAAGGCCGCATTGAAGAAGATTCAGAAGACAAGAAACGAACTTGCAGAGATAAAGATATGAACTCCGTACTTGTGGCAAGAACATCGCTTGGGGACAAGGTCTACTTCGTTGTTGAAGAGGGAACCAGTTCGGAAAAAACAGGCATCGTCGTCAAGAAAGATGGGAAAAAGTTCTTAGTCCCATTCTGGGCTTGGGTTGGCTCTAGGAATGACCTTGAGGAAATGCAAGAAAACGAATTTCAACAGACCCTATGGAGCGAACCACAAGGTGAAGACCTACGGGTATGGACCGATGTTTTTGTTAATAGAAAAGTTCCCTTTGACAAGGAAATCCTTGACACCACACCAATCCAATCAATTCAAGTTGGTGTCCCAAAGCCAAAGAATTCAAGTGGTGCAATGGAAATGCAGACAAAGGTGGCAATATTAATGATGCAAATGAACGAGAGGCCATAAATGTCCGATTTTGAAATCAAGGCTGGCGGCCCTCTTGGTGGTCTTGTTCCACAAGAGATTGCTACCGCCAAGACTCGTGGTTATGGTCCACGAAGGGGAAATCTTGAGCGCCTTTTGCGCTACTGGCGACCAATCATGAAGAAGCCAGGAGGCTTCCGTCGCTGTCGAGTAATCCTTGCCAATCATCCAGAACTTTATCCACTTGAAAGAATCTGCGCATGGCTTCACCATGAGACAACTGGCTTGTGGCCAAACGAAGGATGCCATCACCCAGGCATGAAGAACTGCAAAGGAAAACTCAAAAAACTAAAAAACTGGAGTGATGCAGACTTTTCTCGTCGTCTATCTGGTAAAAAGTCAGATGATGTTTTCTTTGCTGAGTTTAAGGGTATGCCATCAGATGCGGACAGCATCGTAACCGGTGATGACTACAGAATGGCCGCAAAAGCATTGAAAGATTTTGTTGAGTCGGAACCTGACTTCAGCGAGTATGTACGAAACCACGATAACTGGGAGATTGTTGGTGACGATATTTCAGGCATGGGTGAAAAATCTGTGCCATTCTCTGTCTCATACGACAATGACTGCTGCGGTGGTCTAGATGGGTTGCTTGACAAAGATGACGAATCGTTCTAGTGGAGAAGTTAGAAGAACTCGTGTAATCCTCAAGCAGGACACTAGTTCGGCAACTAATAACATTCTTCGCACCAAAACACAAAACAAATCAGAGATTAGGGAATTCAAAGCAATCTCAGTCGTAACTGGTTTTAGTAGAAAATCAAAAGATATTCAAGTCAAACGTCTTGGACGCACTCTTTTAAGTCTGGCTATCCCTGGCGACTCTGACCCAATCCGCTCACCTGTTCGCTCCGCTGTTTATAGAACACTCACCCCAGGTAAGCCTGGTGTGGGTGGTTCAAGACCTGGGGAGAATCGTGGATATAGATGCCCTGAGGGTTACCAATATGGTGGTCGATTTACTGACTCACTTCTCTCAACATGCGGCGCAAAATTATTTGATATACCCAGTCCTCTTGGTCTCACCATAGGTGCACTAAAGAAGGCTGGTAAGGGACCGAAGGGGAAACCTGCTTCTGGAAGAGTTTTGGGTGCTGGGGAATATATTGACAGCCCAGTAATCAGTCGCGCCCCAAATGTGCAGATTCCGAAAGTTTCAACAGCGAACAATGCATCTCGCGCAAACGGTGTTGCAGAAATGGTTAGACAATTAGGTGGTGTTGACACTAGGAATTTTAGACTCGTAAGACGTGATGGTTTTGTATTGCAGCCAGTTGTTCCTCCATCTGTTTTGCGAGCAATCCCAGACAACAGGGACATGGAAGGCGCAACATATATTCAATCCGCACTAGGTCAGACAGAGTTCGGCAGAGATGAACTCGGTTTGCTTTCAAATACCGGTGTTAATCAATTGCTTTACGTAACACCTGGTGGAAACACATTCTCCCTACAAAAGGTCAGAGAACTTACAGTTGGAGAAAGAAGAAAGCTTGGACGAACAGTAAATACTGCTAATTCCATTGATATCTCAACTGACCCAACTGCACGACTCAAGTATGTTGCCAACGAAACCGGGGATGGGATTAGGTATTCAGAAAACTTCCCAAAAATCAAGAACCCACACCAGATGATTTTTAGGGGTGGAAAAAATAGAGAGAAGTGGGTTGAGGAAACATTTGGCGGCAAGCGTAATCGCATGAAGCCAATCGGAACATCAAATCTCTCGACTAGAGAAACCGAAACCTTTTCTGGAATCACTGGAAAGATTAACTCCGTTGATGAGGCGATTGCACATATCAACAATGGTGGAAGTTTATCTGATGTAAATCCATCTATTTTGGCAAAGGTTCTTGCAACAAATGGTGTCACAAGAGAAACGAAACTTTCCACCAATTCATCAATGATTGAACTTGGCTCACGGAAATACATTTACAACAAACGACCATCAAAATATGAAGCACTTTCAGAGAGATTCTCTGAGGATGTTCAACAGTTCCTAGGACTTGAGTCACCAGATGTTCTGTTGGTTGGAAGTGGTGACAACAGGAAGTATCTAAGAGAAGATGCGCAAAGTGCAATTCTTGGTTCTTCGCTTGACAGAAATGCAACATGGAAAGATTTCTCTCCAGAAGATATTGCAAAACTCCTTGTTTCAGACCTCGTAACAGACCAAAGAATCAGAACGAGCGACTCAGTTGTTGCACTCAGAAGGGGCGACAGGGTCGTTCCGATGGCTGTAACCAATGTTTCTGGAGGGTTGATGGCTCTTGACAAAATTGCCATTGCGAAGCGACAGAAGATGAAGATTAATGAACTACTCGGTTCAGCATTGATGTCTGAGTATTCAAAATACTACCGAGAACTACGCGCCGACCAACAGGCGCAAATGCGGAGATTTATTTCCCAGCTTCTTTCACGAGCAAGAAAATTCAGCGTCTCTCAATATAAGAGCAGACTTTCAACTGATGGAAAACTGTCAGAAGGTGAAAAGATACACATTGACATACTCGGAACATTGTTTAAGCAGAGGGTTGAACAGCTATCAAATTCTGGTCAATTAATTCGTGATGGATTAAGTGGATAAAATGTTTTATTCACTGGTTGTTGATGTTGCAAGAAACGAGCCATATGCAATCGTATTTAGCGATGGGGAAAGCGAAAAGGTCTATGGCATCAATAAACATTCCAAAAAGTGGGCCGCCTCAGCGAACCTAACGGCGACCAAAACCACCGCTCCGTCTGGGATGATGATTACAGAGAAGAAAAGCGCAGATTCAGAAGTGCTGAACAAATTTCTTGAGGCATTTGAAATTAATGACGAGAATTCAATTGTCGGTTCTAGCAATAGAAGACTAGAAAGAAGAGCGAAGTCTCTTTTGGAAAACGAAATTGAAGTCAAATATCCCGGTGAATTCATATTCGGGGTTGTAAGAAATAGGCTTCGCAGAAAAAGGCGACGTCGCCGAGGGTTTAAGTCCGAAACGATGGTTTATCCAGTTTTGGCAGTAAAGCAAAAAAGACTCTTCCAAGGTCTCTACCTTGATTCATTAATAATGGAGCAAAGCAATGGTGAGTAAGGACAAACAGGAACAGGCGTACGCCCTCAGAATGGCAATCATCATTGGTTGCTCTGGTGCACATCAGGATGAGAATGGAAAATGGCACCCATGTAAAAGCATGGATGAAATGGAGCGTCTGTCAGATGCTGCCGAAAGCGATTCTTGGTATGGGTCAAATAGCCTTTCATCACTCCGAAAAAGAGATGTTCGCGCCCGTGGGAAGTCTGCATTGATTGAAGCATCAAAGCGCGGTGAGGAAAGAAAACCCAAGAGAAAGAAAAATGAGAAGTTAAACGAAAAACCCCTCTCCGGAATTGGAACCCTGCCTGGTGGCGGGTTATACGGAGTGAGAGGGAAGGCGGTTCCTATTTCTGCACCAAGAGACAATGACCCAGATGTGTTCATGGAGCCAGAATCCGCAAGAATCAGGTCTAGGCGGTTGGGTTGCGTCGGAATCTCAAGAAGAACATCAAAAAACGGCAGAACTGTCTGGACTCCGTGCACAAACATGAGTGATTATGCCCGTTTGGCAGGTACAACAGCACTTGGTCGTCGTGGCCAACGGGAAGATATGCGCCAAGGCATCCGAACCATTATTAATCAAGAGTTAAAAAAGCGCAAACTAAAATAACCGTATTTATTAGTAGTTCCCCTAACTAATAGAATATCTCTGCTATTTTTGATAGGTATCGGTTGGGTGCTTACCTGAGCTGACCTCAATAATTCACCTTCCACAACAAAAAGGAATATCATGTCAGAAAACCTAAAGGAGCTCCAAGGAGCTCTCCGCACTAAAATGTCGGAAAACAAAGCAATCGCCGATTCGTTTAAAGTCGAAAATGGCACCGTAATCGTTGATGCAAAGCAAAAGTCTGCATTTGACAAGAACATGACAGACATCAAGGAAATCAAGTCCTTGATTGACGGCATGGAAGCCATGAACACTGTAAAAGAGTGGGGCTCCGAGGCAAGTGGTCAATCAGTTGCTGCTGCAGCTGCCGCTGGCTACGCAATCCCAAGCCGTCAGCTTGAGTCAATCGGCGAAGCATTCCTTGCTTCGGCAGAATTCAAGTCCCTCAATGGTGGAAAGAATGGCGCAAACATGCCAGCACCTTTCCAGTACGGCTCAAGCCTCTCCAACAACTACAGCGTGAAGGATGTCTACACTTCAATGCCAAGCGGCTTCCCAAGTCAGTTCGGCACTGTTCAGCGTGACCCAATCGTCATTCAGCCAAAGCGCACGAAGAGAGTTCGTGACTTGTTCCCAGTTCGCACCACGACTGCAGCAATCATTGAATACTTCCGCATGACTGGTTTCACGAACAATGCCGCAGCAGTTGCAGAGCGCACAGCTTCAGCATCCTTCGGTGTTAAGCCACAATCAAGCATGCAGTTTGAGGGTGTACAGACTTCGGTCAAGACCCTTGCACACTGGGAAGCAGCACACAGAAACGTTCTTGCTGATGAGCCACAACTACGCTCAATCATTGATAACGAACTGATGTACGGTCTCCGTCTTCAGGAAGATGCTCAAATCCTCAATGGCGATGGAACTGGCGAAAACCTCACCGGTATCTTGAACACATCAGGCATTCAGACCTACGATTGGTCTGATGGTGCATACTCGGCAACTGCTGGTATGAGCGACACCAAGGCTGATGCAATCCGTCGTGCAGCAACTCTTTCGTTCTTGGCTTACTACGAGCCATCGGGTGTTGTAATGCATCCAAACGATTGGGAAGACATCGAGTTGACCAAGGATGGCAATGGCCAGTACCTCATCGCAGTTTCGGTTGCAATGGGTGGCGAGCCAAAGGTATGGCGTTTGCCAATCGTTGAAACTCCTGCAATGACCGAGGGTAAGGCACTTGTTGGTTCATTTGGTCAGGGCGCACAGCTCTACGACCGTGAACAAGCAAGCATCCGTATCTCGGAACAGCATGCAGACTTCTTCATCCGCAACGCAATTGTCATCTTGGCCGAGCAGCGTCTCGCCCTTGCTGTCAAGCGTCCGGAGTCGTTCGTTGAAGTAACCTTCGACGCAGCACCAAGCGCATAATTAACCGCAAGTAACAGGAACCCCGCTCTGGCCGAAAGGTTGGGGCGGGGTTTTTGTATTATGTGGGATAATTACTGAATGCAAAGATTCTGGTACGGAGCAACTGTTTTAAATGTCGTTGATGGTGACACCATTGACCTAATGATTGACCTTGGATTTAGTATCCATCATAAAATTCGTGTTCGACTCTATGGAGTTAATACACCAGAGTCAAGAACAAAAGACCTTGCTGAAAAAGAAATAGGTCTTAAAGCTAAGTCTTTTACAAAAGACTGGCTAACAAATCATCAGTGGGTTTTTGTTAATACGATTCCAGACAAAAACGATAAGTATGGACGTGTTCTTGCACGAATTTACAGTTCGGACAAAGTTGACGACCCAACCACTGCATGCCTTAATAAGGACATCATTCAGTCTGGATATGCCAGAGAGTATTTTGGTGTCGGCGATAAGACCTGGACTGAATTTAAGTAATTACTTAATCGGGCATGCGCCAGTTGCGCAGTTGTCCAAATCCAATTCTCCATCAAACGAACGCTGAACCATCGGAATTGTTAAGTCAATTTTTGATGCAAACTTTATGTATTCAGCTTCTGTGATTTCTTCGTATGGAGGAAGAACGAAGTTGTGGTCAGTATGTAGCAAGAATGAAACGGACTTCACACTCTTATCGTAATTCTTTGACAACCATTCTTGGATAAGTGGAAGTTCTTCCTTGCGGTAATAAACCGTGACCGAAACAGCATTGTCCGCCCATTCAGCCTGCATTTTCTTTACCCATTCCAATTGTTCCACGGCAGTCATATCCGCTGCAAGAACCGAACCCTCTGGAGACTCGCAAGGAAAGTCAACTACATAACGTGTGTGGTCTTCTCTTCCATCTAGACCCATGTCCCACTGAACTTTATATCCACGCTTGCGACATGCTTCAACAAGTGGGTCAGAGGAACCGAAACGAACACGCCTGATGTAGTACTTGGCGTACGCGGGGTGGATTCCTGGAGTCACTCCTGGGAGAAGGGATAGTGTTCCCGAAGGCTGAACTGTCGTGAGTCTTACCGATGTTGGCAATCCATTCTCTTTTGAGAATTTTGCATCGTAGTCAACGAGAGCCTGATAGCCATCCGAAAGCCATGTCATTTTTTCGCTGTCACACTGCAGGATTCCAGTTATGGATTGCCCCAAGCGAGCATTCTTGCGAACAATGTTTGTTGTCTTTTCGTATGGGTAAGACATCTGAGTGATTTGCTTTTGCACCTTATACAGAAGAGTTGAAATCTCTACAAATTGTTCATAGGAATCAATGTTCGGTAAAAACAATGTTGCAAGGTTGCAGGATTCGCCATCCGCAAGTGCGATTTCCGCACATGGGTTAAAACCCTCAATTGAATTATCAACCTTCACTTCTCCAGTACGACCAAAGCGTCGAGCAAGGCGACGATTCAGCAAACCGTAAGGCTCTCCAGTTCCGTCATAACCCTTCCAGAGTTCTGGCTGAATCTCCTCGTAATAGTCTGCATAAATACTGTTGTTTGAGTTTGCTCTCCATGCTGGAACATTCCCCGAACCCCAGTTCTTTGCACGAAGGAACAACACATCGTCTGGGTCGCCCATTGCAATCTGTGCTGAACGGCGCGAGGAACCAGAAACAACAATTCGACCGATGATATTGCAGATGTCAAGAACATCAATTGAACGAAGTTTCTTGCCAACACGGTTTTCCATCACTGCACAAATGTCCTTAATTCCCTCAATTAGGGCACCGGGTCCAGATGCTGTTCCGCCAAATGTACTCAATGGAGCACCGAACTCACGAATCAAAATCGTTGAGTAACTAAAAGATTTGCCGGTCTCAAAATACGACTTAAGCACTGCATGAAGTAAACGCTTCCAACCCTGACGGGAGTCTGGGACAATAATGTCTGCATCGTTACTTCGCTCTTGGGTAATGACTACACCTTCTTGAACTTTTGGTAAGTCGTGAATCTTTGCTCGCTCAACAGAAAATCCAACACCTCCACCGAGCATCAAATACTCAAACAACATTTCAAAGTCTTCAATCTTTTCAATATTGGTGAAATAGCAATTATTTAGCGATGTTGCATTGAGCTTCTTGACAAGCGGCGTACCAAGTTGCCAGAGCGAGCGACCTGAAAAAGATGCACGAAGATTGAAGCAGTGGTCAAAGAGTTTCTCTGCTTCTTCTTGTGAAAGTTTTGCGCCAACTTCAATTGCTCCATTGATTACTCGCTGGAGGGTTTCTGGCCAGCTCTCCAAATCACCGTTGTCTTTCTTGCGTGAATAAGTCCTCAAATAAACAATTTCACCAAGACCGCTAAATCCCCAAGGAGGTGTTTGTGTTGAGTAGGAAGCAACGAGAGAGTCGTCAATGTAAGACATAAAGCCCCTTTTAGATTAAGTAGTCACGATTAGAGGAATCTATTGTACTCCACAAACAAATAGTGAAATATCCTAGAGGAGACCAAGTTTCTTGGCCTCGTCCAAGGAAATATAACTCCCCTTGCGATGAATAACTACTCGAATCTTGTTAAAAGGTGTGATTTGTCTTTCTTCGGAAATATCTTCTTCAACAAGAAGTGATTGTGTTTTTTTCAACGACTCAATTTGGTTGAATCCAGCAATACTTTTTGGCGGCCCAGTTTCTCCAGTGCAATCTCCGGTGGCATGTCCACAGACTGGGCACTTTTGTCTATCGGCTGTGGATATCTTTATGCTCCCGATACTGAATATGCCATTTGCAAGATTAATAGTTGAATTATGAAACGGGTGCTGTGGATAATCCATATTTAAAGTTTACATTAAATCTCAAACTCAAAAACTTCAAATCCATTTTCCATCATCTGCTCAATGATTGAATAAAGAGCATCGCTGGGAACTTCTTTCTCCACCCTCTCGGTGAGGACTCGCATCAACATTTGCGGATACATGCTTTCCCTCAGGATTTTCACTCCATCGTCTGGGGCTGCCAGCATTTGCTTCCATTCAATCTTTCGACCCAATCCATACGAGTACGGAACGGCGACAAGGCTTACAGCCTGCTTTGGTGGGTCAGTTCGCAAATCACTATATGCATGGGTGATTGTGATGCATTCCCCAATGTCATCCGTATTGGCGAACAGCCTTCTAAGGTCTTTCCCGCGCGTTGTGAGGGGGTCTAGGGATATAAAGCCTTCTGCAACCATTGTGATGTCTGTGACCCCCCAGTAGCGCCTGAGAGCCACACAGAGGCTCATTGATGCAGTAAACCTATCTGGGTGCGTCTGCCTCATGGCTTGCTTACTCATCTGGCAGATTATCCTCAGAGAACCGCCAACCCAGCCAAAAAAGTTGAAGCCAAGGTCTTCGCCAATCCCTTCAACTGCAACAGAGGCTTCTTTTGCCAACTGGGACGACGTAGTGATTAGCGCCATTTTCTGAACATCGTCTACATAGTCGTCTTCCACGACCATCAGCCTAAATGATATTGAATTTTCCTAGGGGATGTAGTTCCACTACGAGGCTTTCGCCTGTGGCTAGTATTTCACCTATGACAACAAACAAGAAACCAGTAAAGAAAGCTCCAGCAAAAAAGGCAGTAGCCAAAAAAGTCGCCCCTAAAAAGACAGCTCCAAAAGCTGAAAAAAAGGACGACTTCATTGACGGTGCCGCAATTGACAGACACTTCGTTGATGCTCAGAAGTTCGTATCAGAACTTACCGAGACTGTGAATATCAATATCGCTGTTGCAAAGAAGAGTTCGTTGTGGAAACGAATCTTTGGCAAAAAGAAGAAGAAGAAGTAATTACTTTTTCTTGCTCTGCTTGAGCAATTCTTTCAATTCAACTTCAACTTGATTTTTTAGTTCTTCGGTGTGCCTGTCGCAAATGACAAGCATTGCTCGACGACGTGCTTCTGCGCGCATTAGAACAAGTTGTTTACGTTCTTGTCTTTCGTTTTCTGGAAGACGTGGACGACCACGCTTCAAGCCTTCTTTTTTGAGTTTGGTGTAATCAGACATGATTAACTGCCTTTCTTAGTAGTGATTTCTAATAACATTTACTATACGCAGTAAAAAAGCATAACAACAACCTTTTTTAATAAAAAAAATATCCAATTAAACCCTTATGGGTAAAGGGTTTAGTCGTACTGCGCTGAACTAATCATGTTGATGACGTCGTTTTTTTCAACAATCCAAGCAAGTGCTGGATTATCCGAATTTGGAGCCATTGTTCGCTTCGTGCTGTTGTTGTACACCTCTGGATGAGCTCGCAAGTATCGCTTGAGTCTGTCCACTTTAAACATTACAAATGATTGGTCAACTGAATAGATGTAAACCCACCATTCAGCCTTGGTTACATTCAATCCAGATGGAACCCAAATGTTTTTCCCGTCAATATCTTTTCTGTTCCCTGGACTCTGATGAGTTTCAACAACCATTTTGCCGTTCTTGTATCTGTCTGTTTTTACCTCAACAGCACCAGAACCAATTGCTTTAGCAAATTCAATAATTGATTTTTCACCATTTTGACCGAAAGCCAAATCCTTTTCAAAGTCAAATGTTTTTCCCAAAGATTCAATGTCAAAATCAGATAGACGTCCCATATGCACTATCCTATAGGGATGGCACACGGAATTGAAATCACGAATATGCAGGCACGGATGGCTTATGCCGACCATTCTGTCCCTTGGCACAAACTAGGGACCCCAGTTAAGGGGCTCCAGACAATCCCCGACATGCTCCGTGCAGCAAATGCTGACTTTGATGTTGTTACAGCCGGTGTTGCAGTGGTTGATGCTGAAGGTAATTTTTTATTGAATCCAGATGGCTCTGCGATACTCGTAAAAGATTCAAGAGCCACAATTCGTGTTAATGGTGATGGGACATTTAATGCTCTATCAACCGTTGGGACACGATACGTAGTTCAGCAAAACAGGGAAGTGCTTGAAAGGGCATTAGCCGTTGTTGGGGCATCAAAGGGAGATGCACTTATTGATACGTGCGGTGTCCTTGATGGCGGTCGTGAGTTTTTTGCAACACTTGACCTAGGTGCTGTTTATATTGACCCAAATGGAATCAACGACAGAATTGATAGGTACATCGTTGTTCGTAACGGACATGATGGAAAAACGCCAATCACATTTGCCAACACACCAATTCGCGCAGTATGTAAGAACACAGTTTTTACCGCTATTCAAGATGCATCAATGAAGGTAACTGCAAGGCATACAAAAAATGCTGACTTCATCGTGAATGATGCACAAGAAGTGTTGAGATTGTCAAAATCATGGGCGCACATCTTTGCTCAATCAGCAGAAAAGATGTTGCAGATTCCAATTGATAAATCATCAGCAAAGTTTGACCATATTGTCAACACATTGTTCACCCAGACAAAAAACGAGAGCAAGACTCAGCAAAAGAATCGAGAACTGATTCTTGAGGCCATGAAGGTCTTGTACCCGAAGAAGACGAATGCTGGTGGAGTGGGTCAAAACGGCTGGGCAATGTACAACACCATTACCGAGTACCTAGACCACTACAGAGAAGCGACAAAAGAGGAACGGGCTGTTTCTTCCATGAATACATACTCATGGGTCAATAAGAAGAAAACAGCAGCCCAAGAACTCATCCTTTCAATGGCTTAAACACGAATCGTGAGATGATTAACAAGTGACCCAAATCGAACGGAGACTCCCATGAGCGACTTTAATCAGGATGGCGAAATGGAAGAAGACTGGGAAAGCGGCGCGGCGGAATTCAATGAAGTCACGCGTGAAGGTTTGACAAATTTCATCGCTGAATTTATTGCAACTGCTTCCGATGCAGACACTACCTACCGTAAAAACTATTGCCACATGAGCGTTAGCCGAGCCTATAACGATTTTGGCTATGAGGGCATGTGCGAGATGCTGGTAGCCATTGACAACCGTGCCAACTGGGTGTCGGACATCCTTATTGAGGCTTCAGATATTGATAATCACCTCTTCAATAAATACGGAATATTTTCCAATGATGTAATGAAAAAAGCCCGCCAAACAGAAGCCATGTTTGAGATGAACCAAAAGATTTGGGGTCTCAGAAAACGTTATTCAAAGAAAATTGCCGATGAAATCTACAAGATGGAGTCAGAGGAAAAGAAGGCATAACAGTCCGCCGAGGGTAAATAACCTTCTGCTATTATTGGCTGTCCACAAATTTTAACAAGGAGCAATAAATGTCAGAATCGGCACCAGCCTCAATCGTTCTCTCCGTAACTGGAGCAGTAGCAACAAGCAGCAAGGCAGCAGTTCGTATGCCACATGCTGGAACCATCCGCTCAATCACGACCGCAGTAACGACTGCTCCAACTGGTGCAGCCCTTGTTTGTGACGTCAATGTCGCTGGAACAACAGTGTTCACAACCCAAGCAAATCGCCCATCAATTGCAGCAACTGAGTTTTCAGATAACAGTGCCGCTGTTCAGGCAGGAACCTTCGCTGCTGGCGATGTCATCTCGGTCGATGTTGACCAAGTTGGTTCAACTATTGCTGGTGCAAACCTTTCAGTTCTCGTAACCTACGACATGGTTGCTGCCGACTCGGGTGACAATGTTTATGACGTTGCAACCCTCCGTGGTACCCACCCAGGTGGCGTTCAAGCCTAATTAATTCCCTTTTCGGGTTATAAAAGCCGCCAGTGATTAAGTTCGCTGGCGGCTTTTAATTTTGTGAGATAATAAATGAATGAAAAAAGACTTGTTTATTAATGTACTTCTCCGAATTCTCGCTACTTTTGCCGCATCTGGCTTGGGTGTTATCGGTGCAGGAACTATCGCTGGTGTTCCGGTACTCAAGGCTGTCTTCATGGCTGGAATTGCAGGGGTTGCAATAGTCGTTGAAGGTTTGTCTAGAGCGTTTTTGGAGGACGGAAAACTTTCAAGCTCTGAAATCAACGAGGTCTTCACCAAGGTGGACAAAAAAGCTCCAGCGAAAGCAAAGCAGAATGAAGCGGTTTAGTCTTGTTCTCATATCCATACTTGCTCTTGCTTCTTGTGGTTATGATGGAAAGTATCGCTATGCATGTCAAGACCCTGAAAATTGGGGAAAAACAGAATGTGAGCCACCAGCATGCAAGGTAGATGGCGCGTGCACAGAAACGCTACTTGGATGGGACCCGAACGCGGTAACAGAAACAATCACAGAAGAAACGGTCGCACCATGAAGAAGCGTTTGACATCTGCAGAACTTGATGCTCGTCTAAAGTTTGTTATTGGGTGCATGCTTGGATTCGTTCTGATGATTACGACGATTGGCGTACTCTGGGCGCTTGTATTTGTCACACAGCCAATCGGTGCACAGGCGGAGAATGACAAGATGTTCTTTGGTGTTCTTTCTTCAGTAGCGACATTCATTACTGGAACACTTGCTGGTTTGATGATTTCAACCGGACGCAATGCTGATGATAAAAACGGAAACGGTATACCAGACAGCGAAGAGTAATCAATGGTTTCGTCCCCAGAGATAAATGCATGGAATAAATGTGCATTAGATGACCTTTGGATTTTTGATAAATTAATAGTTGCAAAAAAAGCTGGCCACTTGTGCGGCCCACGCGGAACTCCAGTTCCAATTTCTGGCAATTATTTTGTGCGACCAGTAATAAATATTGAAGGCATGGGGGAAAGGGCTCGGGTCGAGTATCTTGAGGAAGAAACCCTACACTTGCACCCAGGGGAATTTTGGTCAGAGATATTTACTGGCGACCATGTAAGTGTTGATTATGTCAAATATGAGCCAGTCTTGTCGGTTATTGGTACGAAACATGCAACACGCCCATACAGCAGATTCACCTACTGGGAAAAAACTAAAAAAACTCACCCCCTTCCGCAATTCTTGGGATTAATGCCACTTAGGTATGGAAAAATAAATTGTGAATTCATTGATGGGAAACTTATTGAAATTCACCTCCGTGGGAACTCAGATTTTTCACACAATAACTCCTCAATGATTCCAGTCTGGAAGGACGAACACCCAGATGGCTTTGACATTGACTTCCATTACACACATCTAATACGAGATGGATACCGCTTTATTAGCGACGGCGGCGAAGAGCTAGAGAGATTGGGTATCTGGGTTAGGTGATACCATTAAATTCAGCACATTCAGAAGTTTTGATTACTAAGGAAAAATAATGCGAGTTTGGATTGACCAAGACCTATGCACTGGAGACGGACTATGCGCAGAAATAGCCCCAGATGTTTTTCACATGATGCCGGACGGTCTTGCATATGTAAGAGAAGGGGACAAGATTTATGCGGCCGCTGTGGGGAACCCAGAAGGCGCAGCTGGATTAGCATCCTTTTCAGACGACAGGCTTGAAGATGTCATTGAGTCAGCAGAGGAATGCCCTGGTGAGTGCATTTTCATTGAACAATGAGTGAAAAATCCCGTGCAGAAGAAACGGTTAAATTAATCACGTTTTTTCTACTGCTTCCATTGGTTACTGCATCTGGGATATCGCGTCTTATCAAAATACGCAAAGATATTGGACTCCCAAACAAGGATATGTGGGAATAACTAGAAGCGAACGCCGTTCTTCAGGCGCTCAAACTCACGCCATTCGGTAGATGGTGATTCGCCACCGTAGTTAAAGTCCTCCACGGACTTCATGAGCAGGGCATGAAACCCCGAAATTGCTAAAACTGCTGAGATGATGATAAATATAAACATGATGCGATTATTATGCCGCTTGTATCGCTAAACATGATTCAAGTATCACCTGTATCTCTAAAATAGATATACCTAATCGTAGATAGTGATTAGTATTTCAGTTTGTCATATAGGTCGGCAATGGCTGATTCTGGAGTTGAGCCAGCACCAAATGTTGTCTTTTCTGCCCATGTAAAAAAGTCGTCGTCGTTTCCGTGCAGGTAGTCATACAAGGCAATGTCTGACTCATCGTAATTTGGGATTGCAATCCATTCGCCGCCTTCGTACACACCTGAATAGCGAGCCTGACGTATCACTAGTGGGTAGAGTTCTCTCGAATTGAAGTTTGCGCCCATACTGCTACGATACAACCAACTCGCCAAGAGTGCAGTAACTCCGTTAAACACGGGCAGTGACCCTGTACGGTATTTCTGTAACTTCCTTCTGGGGCAGAGGCACAACTGTACTAGTATCTACGAAAATGGATAAATCTAAACAGAAATAGAAGCGATTTTATGATATTCAACCCCACTCATTTAAATCTAAATCAATTCAATGTTCTTGAATATGAGTTGTACCCCAACCAGTTCACGGGTAAAGATGTTCCACCAACTCCGATGACTCCAGACAATGTCGTGCTGCCAGAAACAAATATCCTCAGGGAAAAAGCGGCGCTATTTGGTCATTTAATTGGCTATAGGCAAGAACATAATGGAATGATGATTCAGAATCTTGTACCTAACCACAAGACTGAGTATCAACAGATTTCCACGTCATCAAAGGTGCAACTGGAGCTTCATACAGAGACGGCCTTCCATCCTTATCGACCTGACTATGTTTTGCTGATGTGTTTACGAGGTGACCCAGAAGCCTTCACCACGATTGCAACGCTTTCCAATATTCTGAGGAATCTCAGCGGCGGAATCAAAGAAATCCTGAGAGAGAAGCTCTTCACTACCTCCCTAGACATTTCCTTCCAAAATGATAGACAACCGGATAGGACAATAACTACTTCTATCCTCAATGGGGGTTCGCTCATTTACGATAAGACCCTCATGCAAGGCACAACTCCACAAGCAAGACTTGCTCTAGAGCACCTAAACAAAGCAATCTCACTCGCTACACGAAAGATTGCCCTCATGACGGGGGATATCCTGGTTATCAACAACCATGCCTGTGTACACGGAAGAGCACCATTCCAGCCGAGATACGACGGAACCGATAGATGGCTACAGAGAGCCTTAGTGGTAAAGGAACTACCACCACTTGACCAGAGAACTGGGAATGTAATCACCACCAGCCTGTAGGAAACGGATAAATCTAATCAGGTTTCTGGAACCCATATTTTTTGGCGCATGTGGGGCGCGCATGGGGAGGGGTGATAAAAAAAGTCCCGACACCCTCTCTCCAGATTGCCGGTACACCCTTAGCTCTTACACAACCGTTCCGATATCGGAATAGATGTGCAATGGCACAGCATACCCATAGGTTGCCCCTATTGCCACTAGTCCATATGTATCCAATTGGATACCATTAGCCAGTCATTTGACGTTACCTAATTAGGTAACACTCAAACTAGGTAATCCAATAGACAATGCAATCAGACTTAGTTGCTATACCCTATTGCACCCTTACTTTACAATAGACACACAATGAATAACATGTCGTATGTCGCAGATGTAACTGAACTCAATCGTTACAATCGCAAAGCACTAAACCAATCATTTGATGCAGATGCCATTGATGGTGATGGTGATGGAATTGTGCAAGACAACACACCATTTGAAAGACCTGCAGTCATTGGTGCTATTGATGATGCAATCGAAAAAACAAAGAAAGCAATGGCAGCAATAGGCAATGCGATTGGTAAGAACAAGAAACAAAACCATCGCAATAGGCACAGAGGTATGTCTAATGCAGAGATAGCAGAGACAGTAGTGCCAGACACACTAGAAGGATTGATGGCACAGTTCGCAGAGCAAGCCACTGTGTACCTCACTGCCAATCCATACCGTAACAAACGTGGAACTGTAGATAGACAAGCCGTCATTGACTATATACAAGAACAAATAAAAGAGCTCACGGGTAAGGATATGGGTAACGATATACCCTTTGACTTCTCACCTACCAAGATAAGAGCATTGAGGGAAACCCTTGCTAAGAACCTAGATGAATCACCACAGTTCAGACAGTTGGTAGATGACT